CTGAGTTTGCATCTTATTTACTTCCTGCTTGGTACTTAGGCAAGTTCCCCAATAAGAAGATTATCCAGTGTTCAAACACAGCTGAACTAGCAGTTGGCTTTGGACGTAAAGTACGTAACCTAGTAGACTCGGAGAACTATGCTCGTGTATTTCCTAATGTTTCCTTACGAAGTGATTCTAAAGCTGCTGGGCGTTGGTCGACTAATGCTAACGGTGAGTATTTTGCTATTGGTGTTGGTGGTACTGTTACTGGTAAAGGTGCTGACCTCCTTATTATTGATGATCCTCATTCTGAGCAAGAAGCTGCTTTAGCTGCAGGAGATCCTTCTGTCTTCGACAAGGTATACGAATGGTATACATCAGGTCCTCGTCAGCGTTTACAACCTGGAGGTTCTATCGTAGTCGTAATGACCCGTTGGTCTAAACGAGACCTCACTGGAAAGATTCTACAAGGCATGGTAGACCGTGATGGTGATGAATGGGAGATTATTGAGCTTCCAGCCATTCTACCAAGTGGTAAACCTTTATGGTCAGAGTTCTGGAGTCTAGACGAACTTACTAAACTTCGTGAAGAGTTACCGCTTCCTAAATGGCAAGCCCAGTACCAACAAGACCCAACCTCTGAAGAAGGTGCTTTAGTCAAACGAGAATGGTGGCAGGTATGGGATAAAGATGTTCCACCTCCTTGTGATTTTATCATCCAGTCTTGGGATACTGCCTTTACGAAGTCAGAGCGTTCTGACTACTCTGCGTGTACGACTTGGGGGATATTCTACAAGGATGAGAACCCAAACGATCCGAATATCATATTGCTTGATGCAATGAAAGAACGTATGGAGTTTCCAGAACTAAAAGGCAGAGCCATGCAGATGTATCAAGAATGGCAACCAGATGCGTTTATTGTGGAAGCAAAGGCATCGGGTGCACCTTTAATCTTTGAGTTAAGACGTATGGGTATACCTGTGCAAGAATTTACACCGACACGAGGTAATGACAAGATTAGTCGTGTGAATTCAGTCACAGACTTATTCGCCTCAGGAAAGGTTTGGGCACCTCGCAAAAGGTGGGCGGAGGAAGTGGTTGAGGAGTTAGCAGCGTTTCCAAACTCAGATCACGATGACTTGGTCGACTCAACAACCCAAGCTCTATTAAGATTTAGACGTGGTGGATTTATTCCATTACAAACAGACGAAGCTGATGAACCTCGTGAATTTAGAAGGAGAGTATCTTATTATTAAGAATCGTGTTTGGTGGGTAGAAAAAGCCATCTCAAGTGATATGTGTGATTTAATTATCAAGGAAGCTGATTGGTCTAAAGCACAAGAAGGTACGTTCTATAAAGGTGAAAATCCCTTCCATGACCATAATAAACGCAAAACAAACATAGTATTCCTTGACAGCCTTACCCCTGTTGGATGTATAATACAATGTCATATAAATTTAGCTAATGTTCACTCAAACTGGAACTACGCTACTTCTTATATGCAACCTGTCCAAATCGGACGTTACGATGAGGGAAGTCATTATGATTGGCATACTGACACCTCAAATCCAGATGAGCTTGGCAATCAACGCAAGCTCTCCTCAGTACTTATTCTGTCAAACCCAGATGATTATGAAGGTGGTATTTTAGAAATAAAGGAATTGGATAATCCTCTTCCTAAACTTCCGAAAGGCAGCATTGTTGTCTTTCCATCGGTGTTACCACATCGAGTGACTACTGTTACCTCAGGTACGAGATTTACAGCGGTGGCTTGGGCTATGGGACCCGCATTTAGATAAGGAAAATTATGGCAATCGATAAAGCAATATACGCAGCACCACAAGGTTTGGGAGCAATAGAACAGCAACCAGATATTCAAATTGAAGTACATGATCCAGAAGCATTAGACATCCACGCACCAGGTCTAGACTTACATATGGAAAAAGGTGAAGAAGATGACTTCAGCGAGAACCTTGCAGAACATATGTCAGAGAGTGAACTCCAACAAATCGGTGGAGATTTAATCGGTGACTTCCAATCAGATATAGATTCAAGAAAAGACTGGATTCAAACTTATGTAGATGGTTTGGAACTATTAGGTCTTAAGATAGAAGAACGTGCAGAACCATGGGAAGGTGCATGCGGTGTATACCATCCTGTGTTAGCAGAAGCAGTTGTTAAGTTCCAATCAGAAACCATTATGGATACTTTCCCAGCATCGGGTCCTGTAAAAGGCGAGATCGTAGGTAAAGAAACTCCAGAGAAAAAAGATGCAATGCAACGTGTTGTTGCAGACATGAACCATGAACTCACAGATGTGATGACAGAATACAGACCTGAACATGAAAGAATGTTATGGGGTCTAGGACTTTCTGGTAATGGATTTAAAAAGATTTATGTTGATCCAAGTTTAGATCGACAAGTATCTATGTATATCCCAGCAGAAGATTTGGTCGTACCTTACGGTGCATCAAGCCTTGAGTCAGCTGAACGTGTAACTCACATCATGAGGAAAACAGAAAATGAATTACGACATTTACAGGTTGCTGGCTTTTATCGTGACATTGATCTTGGTGATCCAGACAATACGCTCGATGAGATAGAAAAGAAAATTGCAGAGAAGTTAGGCTTCCGTGCTACGACTGATGATCGTTATAAGATCTTAGAGATGCATGTTAACCTTGACTTACCTGGTCATGAACATACAGATGAAGATGGAAACGTTACAGGTCTAGCTTTACCTTATGTAGTTACATTAGAAAAATCATCAGGCAATATCCTAGCAATTAGACGTAACTGGGAACCAGATGACAAGACTCATCAAAAACGTCAACACTTCGTTCACTACGGTTATATCCCTGGCTTCGGCTTTTATTGTTTTGGCTTAATCCATCTTATCGGTGCATTTGCAAAATCTGGTACATCCATACTTCGTCAATTAGTAGACGCTGGATCACTGGCAAATCTCCCAGGTGGATTTAAGACCAGAGGTCTTAGAGTCAAGGGTGATGATACACCAATCGCTCCAGGTGAATTTAGAGATGTAGATGTGCCTTCTGGTGCTATGAAAGACAACATTATGCCGTTGCCTTACAAAGAACCAAGTCAAACACTCATTCAATTACTCAATCAAATCGTTGAAGAAGGTCGTAGATTTGCTTCAGCAGGTGATATTAAAGTTGCAGATATGTCTGCAAATAGCCCTGTAGGAACTACGCTAGCGATCTTAGAACGTACTTTGAAGGTAATGAGTGCTATACAGGCTCGTATCCATTATTCAATGAAGCAAGAGTTTAGACTCTTAAAAGAGATTATTGCTGACTATGCTCCAGAGGATTACGATTACGAACCATCTGAAGGTAGCCGTAAAGCTAAAAAAGCTGATTACGCAACTACAACGATTATCCCTGTATCAGATCCTAATGCTGCCACCATGTCTCAAAAGGTTGTGCAGTATCAAGCTGTGCTTCAATTATCACAAACAGCACCTCAGCTATACAACTTACCATACTTACATCGTCAGATGTTAGAAGTGATTGGTATTAAGAATGCTGAGAAGTTAGTGCCTATGCCAGATGATATGAAGCCTTTAGATCCTGTTACAGAGAATGTAAACGCTCTCAAGAACCAACCATTAAAAGCTTTCCCTTATCAAGATCACCAAGCCCATATTCAAATCCATATGGCTGCTATGAATGATCCTAAGATTAAGCAAATCATTGGTCAAAACCCACAAGCTCCTATGATCATGCAAGCTATGCAAGCACACATCACAGAGCACGTTGGATTAGAGTATAAGCGTCAAATGGAACAAGGTATGAATATGTCTATACCTAACTTCAGTGATGATCCAGATGCTGGCTTTACTCCAGAACAAGAAACAGCTATTACTCGTGCAGCTGTGCCTATTGCTCAACAACTTCTCAATCAGAATCAAACTGCAGTGGCTGCTCAACAAGCTCAACAAGCTGCTCAAGATCCTGTTATCCAAATGCAAATGAAAGAGCTACAACTTAAAGCTCAAGAGATTGACATTAAGATGAAGAAGATGCAAATAGAAGCAGCAGCTAAAGCAGACCAGATTGAAGTTGAGAAACAACGTATCGCAGCTCAAAAAGAAATCGCTGGTATGCAAGTAGGTGCTAAAGCTCAATCTGACAAGATGAACTTAATGGCTAAACAAAAACTAGAAGGTGCAAAACTTGGTATTGATATTGGAAAGTCAAAACAACAATTGAAAGTCCAAAAAGATATTAATGACTCACAAATACTTTCTAACATGGTTAAGCAAAAGAAAGAACATCAACATCAAAAAGAAGTTCAAAACAACCAACAACCAAAGGAGTAATAAATGCAACCCTTAGATCTACTTCTCAAACAGATAGATGAAAAGGTAAGACGGTTAGAAGAAACATTGGGAATAGGCGAAGCCAAAGACTTCGCTGAGTACCAAAGAATATGCGGGGAGATAAAAGGTCTTCTCTCTGCACGTATGTTTGTCACAGACCTAAAACACAATATGGAGAACTCAGATGAGTGAACTACTAATCGGATCAAACCCCGATGATGTAAACCAAGCAACAACTCTTCCCCAAACGGATGAGGAAAAAGCAAGACAGCTTCCAGTACCACAAGGCTACAGAATACT